GGCTTCCCGATGGATGCCTTCTTCGACCTCGACGGGTCGGGAAAGAACACCTACCTGGGAAAGTACAACTTCAACAACGACAAGAGCGGTAGCGAGGAGGTGTTCGGCTTCGTCAACGACGACAAGTGCCTCTGTCTGGAGTTCCTCAACAACTCCGAGCCCCTTGCGCTTTTCGCCACCGACAACATGGCGAACTTTAAGACCGCCCTTGAGTTCCGCCACCCTGACGGGGCAAAGTGGGATACGGCGAATGAAGCTCACAAAACGGCGGTACGCCGCCTTTGGAAGTGGGTCGCCTCGTGCAAGGACAATGCCACGAAGTTTAAGCGAGAAGTTGCCGACTATTTCGACATCGATAGCCTCACGGGGTGGTACATCATGACTGACTACTTCATGATGGTCGACCAGCGAGCAAAGAACATGATGCTCGCTACGTGGGATGGCGTGCATTGGAACTTCTTGCCGTACGACAATGACACTGTACTTGGCGAGCGCAACGACGGGGTACTTATGTATGTCTACTTCATCGACGAGACAACCTTTGACAGCACCATTGGATCGTATGCCTTCGCTGGGCACGACTCTGTACTATGGCAACTTGTTCGGGAGGCACTCCCCGACAAACTAGCAGAGACGGCGCAAAAGATCCGAGCTACGATGAGCAAGGAGCGGGTGCTCGAGATCCTCAATGGTATGTTCATGCGCAACTGGTCAGAGCGTGTCTACAACAAGGACGGGGAATACAAGTACCTAAAGCCCTACGTCGAAAGCGGCATCGACTACCTCTACTGCCTGCAGGGCTCTCGCTACGCTCATCGTACGGCGATGATCAACGACCGCTTCGCCCTGTTAGACTCAAAGTATCTGGCAGGTACGTACCGAGCCGACGCCCTTCGCCTCTACTTCGCCCATAACTTCAGCAAGGATCGCAAGCGTATCGACATCACAGCCAGCGAACGCTACTACTTTGGCTATGGGTACACCTCCAAGGCACCACACGTCTCGGGGGTACGAGCTGATGCAGCGGGGGCTAAGGTCTCGCTTGAGCTGGACATCGACCTCATCGTCAATGATCCTCAGAACATCTACGGGGCAAGCCGTATGGCGGAGCTTGACCTCTCCCAGGTGAGCCCCTACATCATCGGCACGTCGAACTTTGACAAGTGCCCCCGCCTTTCGAAGCTCAACCTCGCTTGCCCAGCTGGGCAGACGACGCTCACCGCCGTCACGGTGTCTGCTTGCCGTGTGCTCGAGGAGCTGAATGTATCGGGGCTACGCTCCCCCTCCTTCCGCTCCCTCGACCTCTCGGGCAACCCCCGCCTGAGGAAGCTCGACGCTTCGGGCACGGTACTTACGGACATCGTCTTTGCCGACGGCACTCCCATCACGGAGGTACGACTCCCCGACACGCTGACGACGTTGCGCCTCAGGCACCTACCCCTGCTTACCTCTGAGGGGCTCATCGGCTTGCACGCCGACACGATTACCCGCCTATGGTGGGAGGACTGCCCTAAGATGGACTGGGAGGCGCTCCTGGAGACCCTACCCTCGGTCACCCACCTACGCATCGTAGGCATCGATAGAGAGGGAGACGTCACTTGGCTCAACCGATACCTCACCAAGGGGGGGATCTCCTCCTCAGGGTCACTCACCACGACGTGTGCCCTGGTAGGCACCTATCGGCTTACGCAGTACCTCGGAGAGGAGGAGTATGCACGCCTATCGGCTCACTTCCCCGAGCTCTCTATCCGCCAGCCTGAGTACACCGTCGTCGGGTACTACAATAGGTGGAGGAGCAAGGAGGGACTCCCCCTGGAGCTCACAGTCATGGACAAGTGGTTCAACCTCGACAATGGCACGGGCTATGGCACGGACAAGCCCTATAAGCCCTCGGGGCACATCACCCGTATCTCCCGCATGCGTCACCGCTGGAGAGGCATCGAGGAGCGCCGAGGCGAGATGGTCGTCTACCCACTGCACGACGAGCACTCGGGCTACTATGCAGACAATGCAGATGTCAAGCTCTGCACCCCCTCCAACCTCGGCGACGCTGCAGAGGGTGGCATTTGGGTCAACGAGCCCCACTATTGGTACAAGGGCATCCATGACGGGGAAACGGGTACAGACTACCAGGTATACTCGGCCAATCTCGAGCGTCCACGTACCCCTGAGGGGCGACTGATCTCCTACCAGGAGATCCTCAGCGAGCTCAAGCCGATGCTCCAGTTCTATGTCCGATGCCCGAAGGGGACTAAGACCGACAAGAGCGTATCGGTGGACTCGCTTCTCTACAAGCACCTCGCCGCCTACACCAATAGCAACAACTGCAACCTCTACAGCTGCATTAAGATCCCTGTGTCGGGCTATAAGCGGGTACGCTTCCCGCTCTGCAGTAGCGGGTACACCGACACGGACGATCCGAGCGTAGGAGTTACCTCCCCCGAGGAGCGTCAGCCAGCTCCCTATGGTGACCGATACAAATACGAGCGAGGCTGTATGATCTCGGCGGTCTTTACCGACGCCGACGGCAAGGTGATGCGTGTCCTTCGTCTCTCCAACAAGGACTACCCGATTATGTACCGAGACTACGTAGCCTCAGTCCCCGAGGGGGCGGTCTACCTCTACACCTCGGTGCTCACAGAGCTCATCGACGAGGAGATGGACATCTGGCTGACCAACTCCAGCAACCCCGCCGACTGGGAGCCCCACTGGCAAGAGCACCAGGAGGCTTGGATAGCCGCTACCCCGCTGCATTGGCAGACAGGTGAGTCCCTCCCCTCTATGCGACTTGCCGAGGGACTACCCTTTGGTCGAAAGGATGAAGATCGATGGATCTTCTACGCTCGTCACGGGCACTACGACAACGTCAGCTACGAGGAGGTCAAGGACATCCGAAACCTCCTCTACGCTGAGACGGGGACATTCGACCTCAAGGGTGTGTTCGGGAGAACGCCACTACGCATCGACAACTCCAACTACACCTACTGGTCACTCCCTGAGGCAGGGATGAAGGGTACATCGGCTCTAGCAACCAACGGGCGCAAAGACCCTACCCTTACCCCTGGGGTCATCAGCGATGATGGCCTCGGGACGGTACGCCGTAAGACGTGCAACCTCCCCTCCGCCCTTGGGTACACCTGGGTACTTACGGGGGTAAGCACCCCTCTAACAGCTCTGCACAAAGACTCCACAATCTATGCAGCGACGAAAGATCTCGGCGTCGGCCTCACCCAAGTCCCTCGAAGAGACAACGCCAACCTCTCCAATCACTACTACGGTGACAAGTTCTTTCACCTGCAGGAGTGGCGAAATAGCTCAGTGACGGACAAGAGCAAGCCGAGGCGGATACTTGGGCGTATGCCCTTCTACACGTCTGACCCGAGCGCTGATGTCGTTCGTGACTTCCTCGGCGGGAGATATATGGACATCATGGCTCGTCGCCATCATCCATCATGGATAGCTGGTCTCGCTACAGAGTTCGTTGCATCCTTCAACTACGCAACGAGCGACAAGCATAGCTTGGTGCTCAATAGCCCCAACGACGGCTCTTATAGCTACCAGGCTGAGCTCTTTTACGCTCGGGATCCGCTGGAGAAGTACTCGATGATCCCCATCTTCCGAGGGCGAGTCATCCGAGCAAGCTCCCCCTCGGAGCTTCGCTCGCACAAGCAGTACAAGTTCCTCATCGACGAACGAGCTGACTTCACTCAATGGTAATTCATTATGCATAGCCACAACATAGGCAACCCCTACCACGAGGGTAAGCTCCTCTACCTAATCGACCCCCTGCGAGACCGATGGTACATGGCGTACAACTTGCAGGAGGTGCACAAGGAGGGAGGTGAGGAGGGCACCCCCTCCTCACCCCTCTACAGCTACGACTACGTGATCTTCGACCACCGCCCCTCACTGCACGAGGTAGCCGAGATCATCATGCACCCCTATAACGAGGCGTGCGATGAGAAGATCTTGCGGGGCTTCGCCTACACCACCCAGGAGGAGGCACCCGTCACCCGCAATGTGTGGCTCGACGAGACCAACCAGCGCAACTTCCTCGGCGAGTTCACCTTCTGCAAGCTCTTCGATGGCATCAACCTCCCCACCATCATCAAGATGGGACTCAGCGAGGAGGAAGCCTACTACTACAAGGTCACGACCGTCAATCAGTATAAGCACTTTATGCTCTCCGCCCTCGGGCACATCAAGCAGTGCCTCTCTGAGTGCTGGAAAGCCAAACGAGCAATAGACCTCACCCCCTATATAATCAGCGATGGCAAGCAAGACGAAGAAGCAGTATCATAAGGCAACGAGCAAGCCCACTCGACGTATCACCGAGGGAGCAAACGGAGAGTCCGAACTAGTGGATATTGTGCTGAGCGCTCCTGAGCTCTTCTACTTCGACATACAGAAGTACATTCATGCGATCAACTCCGCAAAGAGCACGAGCTTCTCCTTTCGCTCGAGACTCTACGATATGTACGAGTCGGCACTGATGGACTTGCACCTAGCAGGGGTGCTTGCTAAGCGCCTCAAGGGGGTAACCAAGATACCCATCGAGTTCCACCGAGATGGAGTGCCCGATGACGAGATCAATAGGCAGCTCGCCTCCCCCTGGATGAAGAAACTACGAGAGGAGATCGTCTTGGCTCAATTTTGGGGCTTCACCCTTCTGCAGTTCTACACGGACGAGGAGGGGGACATCCGCTTCTATTCCGTCCCCCGCAAGCACTACGACCCCGTCACGCAGCGCCTGCTACGCCACCAGACGGACACCGAGGGGACACCGATCTCGGAGTTCCCCAACATGCTCTTCGTTGGCTCCGAGCGGGAACTCGGCATCCTATCGCAGATCCTCGTCGCCGTCCTCTACAAGCGCAACAACTACGCCGACTGGGCAAAGTATTGCGAGCTGTACGCAATACCCATCCAGGAGTACACCTACAACGCAGGAGACGAGGAGACCCGCCGTCAGCTCCTCCTGGACGCTCGCAACCGAGGCAACAACGCCGTCTACATACACCCCGCCGAGAGCAACTTTAAGTTCGTCGAGAGCAACGCCAAGTCAGGCACTTCGGAGCTCTTCAAGGACTTCACCGAGTACTGGGATCAGCAAATCGCCGTACGAGTGCTTGGCAACACCTTGACGACCTCGGCATCAGAGACGGGTACACAGGCGCTCGGGACGGTACATAAGGCCGTCGAGGAGGAGCTCAATGAGGACGACTGCAACACCGTCCTAGACGTCCTGAACTACTACATGATCCCCATCTTCGAGGCACTTGGCTACAATGTCTCGGGGGGTAAGTTCGTCAGCGCAAAGCGCAAGGAGATCGACATCACGACGCAAGCGGACATCTACCTCAAGATGCAGCAACTCGACCTACCGATCGATCCTGACGACGTCTACGAGACCCTCGGCGTGAAAAAGCCCCAGGACTTTGGCGAACAGATAGCCAAAATTGAGGAGCATCGCAAAGCGCTTGCTGATGTCATCAGTGGGTATTGGAAGGATGGTAAAATGCCACCCGAAGAGCCTACGAAGGATAAAGAGGGGAGCAAGGGGATCAAGGATCGGCTCGCCCATTTTTTCGGCTTAGCCCCAGGGGAGACTCCCCTCGGGGCGGACACCGACTTCTGATCAACGAGCTCTACTACGGTTGCCCTTGCGCCTCATGCTCATCTCCGACTAACTCTACCCCCCCCGAGGCGATCTTCTCCCTGGAGGTGCTGGAGGGCTTCCTCCGCAAGATCTACGACGGCTTTGACACCTCCAAGGAGATCGAGCCGTCCGCCTGGAGGGAAGTCCTTCGCATCATCAATTCGGGGGCTGTACAAGGCTTTACGGAGAGCAACTATCCGCCCACGCATGATGAGAACTTCCTCAGGAGCATCCGCCACTCCAATGAGGTATTCTCCGCCTTCAAGGTGCACGCTATGGCTACCAAGATGGCCGAGCGACTCATTGGCGAAGACGGCAAGCTTCGCTCTTATGAGGAGTGGCGCAAGGCAGTAGCACCTATCGCAAGCCACCACGTAGGCTCGTGGCTTCGTACTGAGTACGACACCGCCGTGATACGTGCCCATCAGGCAGCCGACTGGAGGGAGTTCGAGCACAACAAGGACATCTTCCCTAACCTCGAGTGGATGCCCACCACCTCCCCCTCCCCCGAGGCGGGGCACGCTGCCTTTTGGGCTAAGCCCGTCATCCTCCCCGTGGACGACCCCTTCTGGAAGGAACACCGTCCAGGAGACCGATGGAACTGCAAGTGCTCCCTCGAGCCTACAGACACCACCGTGCAGCGCCTCGATGATGAGGAGTTGTCAGAGGCTGCCAAGCCTGAGCATCGGGCACAACGAGGACTAGAGGGCGACCCCGCTCGCAAGGGGCTCATCACCGACAAGCACCCCTACTACCCCGAGAGTTGTGCCAAGTGCCCCTTCTACGCCTCCAAGGGCGTGAAGGGATGGGTGCATAGACACTTCTCCAATAGGACTAAGGACTGCCATAGTTGCCCTTATGTAGACAAGGCAGTAATCAAGGCGAAGCTCGAGGAGCAATACCCCACCGACAAGTGGGAGCATAGCTATATATCAGAGTCGGGAGGATATGTCGTCACGGAAAGACAACGCATAACTGAGGGGAAACAGAACTCAAGAGAGCGTGGCATATTTGACAAGGAGCAATCCATGTGTAAAGTCCTGGCAGAACATGGGCATCATGTCTCTCATTTAAGAGGTACTAATAGGGACGAGGAAGGCTCATACGATATTCTGCTTGATGGAATTTCTGCAGATCTCAAGAGTTTTCATGGGGCAGGAGGTCTAATAAAGCAAGTAAAACATGCCTATGAGGATCAAGGAGCAAAGATAGTTGTTGTTCGACTAGAGACTGATAAAGTGGAGCTTTTTGAAAAACTTCTTGAGGCACGAAGAAAACTTACGGGACGGCTACTCTACTATAGGGAAAGTGAAAAAATATTGCGGGAGCTCCTACTATAGGATATAAAAAGATAGGGACTAGATTTCTCTAGTCCCCCTAGGCGGAATGGGACTCTATTGAGCCGCATCCCTAACTCTTTCAAGCCACTACAAAGATAATCAATTCTCCGAACAATGCAAGCAGACAAGCTACTAAAGGTCATCACGCAGCTAACCAAAGACGCCGAGGAGGAGATCAACAACCGCCTCCCCCGCAAGGTGGCGGTCATCGCCAAGCGCCACTTCAGGGACAACTTCCGCCTCTCAGGCTTTATGGACGGAGGACTTCATCAGTGGCAACGAGCTATCAGACAGCACGGCTCATCCACCTCAGCGCAATATCGCACCCTAACCTCCGCTCGTAACCACCTCATGAGTAGCATCGAGGCCGTGCCGAGCAAGGCCTCTGTACTCGTGTTCAACCCCATAGCTTATGCTCGCATACACAACGAGGGTGGGGATATGGTCTCCACCCCCACGGTTACCCCCAGGATGAAAAAGTGGTTTTGGGCTCAGTACTACAAAGCTGGTGGCAAGAGCGGGGGGAGCGAAGCTGAGAAGTGGAGGCGGATAGCCCTCGGAGCTCGAGGGCAGCTCAACATTCGCATCCACATGCCCAAGCGCCAATTCATCGGAGAGAGTAAGGAGCTTAGTGATCAGATCAGCGATGAGATCATCAAGGCGATCAACAAGGTAAGCAACAACGCACTAAAATAACGACTATGGAGTATTTGATTTTGCCGATCATCCAGCACGTATCGGGCGGTATGCCTGAGCTGATGGTCGTGGACGAGGACTACGGACAACTCGAGGTTATCGATGACGAGGGGAAGCAGATGTATCCACTTACCTACCCAGCGGTGCTCATCGACCTGGAGAAAGTAGATTGGAGCGACATCGTCGGGGGGAGCCAGCTGGGAGAGGCTCGCATCAAGGCTCGGCTCATCATTGACTGCTACGAGGACACCCACATAGGCAGTGACACCGAGCTGTTCATTCGACAGCGGGAGGAGCTCCGAGGGCGTCTGCACCGCCTCCTACAGGGCTTTCGCCCCTCGGGGGAGGCAGGATCGGGCTTGAAGAGGGAGGAAAGTCGGTTTTACACCTTCAATCATGGCATTAAGGTGTACCAAGAGGTTTATACGTGTCGGGTATCGGAGATCATCACTCCCCAAATAGTTCACCCGAGCACTCCGATTGCCCTCTCCCTTGAGATGTCTTCCATCGGGAGACCCTGAAGCCCGTAAACTCTTTCTTTGCCTCCTTGGGCTCATCCTCCTCTCGGATGCAAGTCCTCAGGACGTCCAGCACCGTAAACTCGGAGATGTAGTACTTCTCCGAGAGCTGCGTGATGGCCGCCGAGTAGCGTAGCTTCTTCACATCCATAAGGTGTCTGTAATCCCTATAGAGGTCACGGTTGCGTCGCTCGATGAGTTCTTTGCTTCGTCCTTTTGCCATGAGGGTGATTATGGGGAGTTTTCTCACTGCAAAGATACCACCGATATAGGGCTTCAACCAAGCGATAGGGGGCACACGACGGTCGTCGTGTGCCCCCTATCTATTGATTATACCTGGTTAGTAGTCGGGGTGAGCCCTCAGGAGACGCATCGCCTCATACCAACCATCGAAGCCTCCGAGGTTCTTATCGTCGATATAGACATCGGCGTAGACCTTCATACCACCATCTCCGTAGAGGGCGAGGTTGTCTTGGTTATGATCGTTCACCCGATCGAAGGGGATACCCTCCTCCAGGAGCCAGTTCACCGCCTCGAGGAGCCTATCGCCCGTTCGGCACGTCCAGATGATGAGGTAGTGTCCTCGCTCTCGGAGCTCCTTGAGGCTCTTCCTTGCCCCTGGCATCGGCTCGCCGATTTCAGGATAGGCATTACGGCAAAGTGTGCCGTCGAAGTCTACGGCTATGATCATTGCTCCTCAGGTGCTATGTAGCGATAGACGTCGAGGATGTCGAGCTCGGCGATACCGATGACCTCATAGCTGTTACGCCCTTCCTCGAGGTAGTCTACGAGCTTCGCTACTGCCTCCTTCAGGGTGTCTGCCTGCACAACCATAGCGGTGTTTACCGACCGCTCTTGCCCCGTTGCCTGATTGATCTCGACAAAGCCCACTCGTGCTCGGTAGTACTTACCGTTCCCCCGCTCGTCGAGCAGGAGCTCCGAGAGGCGCATTGGGCGGATGTTGGCCACCTCGAGCGCCCCGAAGGACACCAGCGGTGTCACCTCCTTGATCACACGCTCCTCCGCCTCGGTGAAGCTCAGAGCATCCACAAGGTAGCTCTCGGAGACCTTGTGCAGTCCCATATTGTCTGCCTGCCTCTCATAGGAGACCGTGCATAGATACCATTTATCCATCTGTCTGTTTCGTTATTCGTTAATACCTAGGTGCATCTTCAGCGCCTCGTGGTAGAGTTTGATTGCCGTACGAAATGCATCTCCCCTGGTCTTCTCTATGGTGACTGGTACCCGATTGACACACACTTTCCACCCAATGCCATGGGGGTAGTTGTGTATTAGCATCTCGATCATTGGCAGCTCTGCCTTGTAGCGCCTCAGTAGGACACCCATGTAATACTCACTAGAGTCGTTGTCGAACGTCCAGGGGAGCTCCAGGGAGTCGATGAGCTCGGCGAGTTCTTGCTTGTCTACCATAGCTACACCTCCACCATAGATAGAGGGATGGTCACCCACTTGCCCTCCTCGTTCTTCTCCTCGGCTCGAATGAAGATTTTCGTCCACTCCGACAGGAAGGCTTCCTTGATAATGGACACCCCTCGGGCGAAGCGATCGTCACCCACTAGATCGATGTATTTATCGAGCTGGATGACATTCTCCGCCTGGAGCTGTCCATGACCATCTCGAGAGAGGAGGTCAAGGATGATCTTCACGAGCTTCTTTGACTGCTCGGTGTCTGCAAGATCCGCAAGGGTGTCTTCAATGAGGAGTATGCCTGCATTAGCCGTCACGTCGTAGGCGACCTTCTTGTAGCGACCGAGAGTGATGCGCCTATTCCCCTCTCGGTTTCTGAAGGTGTGCTGCCCTTGATCCTTGCCTCCCATGATAGACTCCTTCATCTCTACCAGAGTGCGGAAGCTATTTACCACTACCACCTTTGTCTCCCTGAGGAGAGCATTTGCCCCCTTGACAGCTCCGAAGACATCATCTACAGCATCCTCGCAAAGCCTGCGGAAGTCCTCCCGCTCTGCCTTTGCCCGTAGTTCAGCCTCTCGATTGGCCTCGGCTTCCTTGAGCCGTTGGTACTCGGCCAATTGCTCCTCGGTGATTGTCACCGCTTTCACTTCTTGTTCCATATCATTTCATTATTCTTACACTTTCCTCGCTCGCACTTCTGTAGCGAGAGTCTAGTCGTTGCTTTACCGCCTCTATTTTCCACCCGAGGGCGGTGTATCGGGTGCGTTCGGCATCGGTCGCCGTATCGGCTCGTATACGCTTGAGGAGCTCTTGCCTCTCGATCTCGTAGCGCTCGATGTCCGCTTTGTAGCATCGAGCCAAGCTGTAGGGCATCGTTCTATCTGTCTTCATCTCGTTCTAGTTGGGTAGTTGTCCTTGTGTGATCGTCTGAGCGAGTTCGCAGGTTTGATCGTGCAGCACCTTCTCTCTCTCCTTCCCTCGTATGCTGAGGAGCTTCCTCCTCAGGGTCTGGAGCTCTGAGAGGGTGAGCCGATTAAAGCGCTTACCTGCTATCTTGGGCGATTGGCAGAAGCGATCTACGACGTCCCAGTTGGTAGTGTCAATGCCATAGAGTTGCATCTGCCTCAGCACCGCCGAGCGTGCCCTACGCTTAGCGTCTAAGTCCTCCACTTGGCTTCGAAGCTCTCGTATCATCGTGTTGTACTCAAGGGTCGTCATCTCCCTCAGCGAGGAAGTTCGTCCGCCCGTCCACTGTAGCACGAGGCTCTCTTTGTCCATCCCTGGCATCTGCTTAAGCAAAGCGTACAGGGCTGCGTAGTTGCGTGCTGCCATAGTCGTGTTAGTTGCCTTGCCCCTCGACTTGCTCGATGAGCTCCTTGTGCAGACTCTCCTCTTGCTTCTGGTGCAGCGAGAGTTCCTCCCTCAGGCGCTTGCCCTCCTCCTTGAGGTGGTTACCCTCCTCCCTGAGGCGCTCAAGCTCTCTATTCGCCTTAGAGAGCTCCACCCGAAGCTCCATATTACGCTCTACCTTCTCGCCAAGCTGATTATAGAGGTCTATCCTCTGCCTGAGGAGAGCTTCATGGGCTCGATGGTAATATCTGATGATGAGACGCTCACAGAGGAATAGCGTGATGAGAGCGCTCGCAACACTGATCATTAGGTAGTTCATATTAGCTTTCGTTCTTAGTTGGTTGTTCGTTATTCAGTTATTTCTGCTTCGTTTTCCCGCTCGGCGACACCCCAATACTTCACCTCGGCTTCCGCCCAAATGCTGTAGTGTTGCCCTGCCTCGGGGATGTATCGCCCTTTACAGATAGCTCGGTAGCCCTGCACGAGGATCTTCATATCGGCATCGTACTGCACCTTGGCGGCCGTTGCCCCCTTGGGGCGGTCTCCGTCGGCGTGGCTGATGAAAATGAAGAGCTTCTTAGGGTGAGCCTCCTTCAGGCGCTTATACTCCGAGTAGTTCAGCCCTGAGTATTGCAGGCTATCGATGATGACAAAGTCGGGGCTCCGTTGCTTCCCGAGGCGGGCGCTCAGCTCTTCCATCGGCTCTCGGTCGAGGACGAGGAAGCGACCCGCCTCCTCATCCATCCGACACCGCTGCATATTTTGCTGGAAGGAGAGGGAGAGCGACTCCTCGAGGGAGTTGTAGGCGACCCGCCCGTACTTGCAGAGCTCTTTAGCCAGCTGCATCGCAAAGGAGCTCTTACCGTTGGCGCTTTGCCCCCAGATGATCCACACTCCCGTCCTGCCAGGCTCGCCAAAGGCATCCCTCCAGCGCCCCTCGAAGGGGATAGCGGGGACTTTCTTTGCCAGCACCTCGCTGGCTGAGTACGCCCTTCTTGCCATCGCTTATGCCCCGACCTGTAGTTTGAGCTTCTCGATCTCAGTGTAGACCTTGCGGAGTCCCCCCGACTTGCGGGCGAGGCTCACAGCATCTACCCCCTCGGGGGCATTGAGTTTCGCCACCTCCACGGCTTGCTTCAGGAGGAAACTCTTACGCTCCTCACCATCCTGAGGGGTCACCTTGCGATAGGCATCGCCGAAGCGAGAGAAGAGCTCCGTGTAGCCGACCTTACAGCAGTCGATGCTACGCTCGATCTTCGCCCGAAGACCATCAGCCCCCATCATGTACCACCCGCAGCTTCGCTCGGTGGCATTCCATAGCGCCTTTAGCTCGAGGAAAGCCTCATACTGCAGGTCACCCGCTTCGTCGAGGATGATCAGCGGTGTGTCCAGTCCTTTGAGGTAGTACACGAGGTCTGCATAGACCTCCTCGTAGCGACCCTTTGCCTCCAGCCCGAAGCCTATAGCGATGGAGCGGACGAGGCGTACCTTCGTCTTCACCTGACTGCAGTCAATGTAGACGACATGCTTATGCGTACGGGCATAGTGACGGGCGCTGAAGGTCTTCCCGATGTTCGGGATGTCACATAGGAGAGCACTGAGGCTTCGCTCCTGGCAGGCTTCCAGCTGACTCGTGATGTACGAGTAGGTGTCCGTCTGAGCAACCTTCCACTCGATCTCCCCCCTGAGGGGGACATTCAGACGGCGGGCAAGGCTAAGCCACGCTGAGTCGCTGAGCTGCTTATCTAGCTTGCCCTTCTTGATAGCGCTGTAGACGCTTGGGGCGATGCCGAGGGCGGTCGCGTGCTTGCTATCGCTTGGGTAGTTGGCTCGATCGGAGAGTATCGCCTCCAGCGTGCGAGCCTTGAGTTCGTTCTTTATTTCCATGCTTCTCGTACTATTTTCTTTGCCCATGTGGAGAAGTTCGCCTCCTCATAGTAGATTTCTCCTTTGTCGCTCTTTTTGGCTCGCCCGAAGGCGCCATTTCTGCGTAGTCGCTTGGCTCGTTCTTCGCCGAGCACCTGCCTGAGGTCATCCCACATATAGCAGGTTAGGAATTCCACGGTGAGTTTCATCTCTTTTGGGGGATAAATGAGCTCTCTTCTAGTGCTTGTAGTGCGATTTTGGAGAAGCGATCTTCACGGAAGACGAGCATATATCCGCTTCCTTGGGGATGGTGATCTGCCTCCCCGAATTCCTTGTTGCGCTCGAGTTCGTTGTACTTGTCTACTCCGAGGATGGAGATCAGTCCATCCTTTGTGTAGATGACTCGACTGACTTGCTTCTTCTCTTTCTTCTTCATTTCATTTGTGCTTAGTTGGTGTTTTTACAGACCGAGAGCCTTTCGTAGCGCCTCGAGAGCCTTAGGGCTGAAGAGCGACTGCAGATAGATGAGCTCGTCACCGAAGATCTGGACGTCACAGGTGGCCATGCCAAACTCATCCGTTCGATTGAGCTCATTGAATTTCCCTCCGAGGAGGTCAACCAGCTCTTCCCAGGTGTAGGCGATTGTGTCTTGATACCTTTTCATTGTCTTCTATTTCTATTTAATTGGTGTTTGAATGTCATTCTATAGGTCTGCCATCGCCCTCGTACGGGCGTCGTCAGAGCTGATGGTGAGGTATTCTTCGTCGAGCAGCTCGCCATCTTCATCTCGGCGGAGCGTGACGACCTCGACGGGGCTTAGCTCGGTGAGCGCCTTGTGGGTCTCCTCCTTCAGGAGGCGAGCTTTGCCTGGCAGGCGCTCGGCGATATGAGCGTCGTAGGCTTTCACCCGCTGTAGTTGCTGGTGCAGTAGGTGGCGATCCGCCTCTGTTTGCTCCGCCTTGGCCTCATTGACTCGGTAGATTTCCTCGGCGGTCTCGATGTAGCGTCCACCTTCGTAGATGTGTACCTCGCCCATTTCGCCCTCCACTTGCTCCCACCAATAGGCATCTACCTTGCCGTCTCGGCTCTTCAGCTTACCCACCCCCTCGGGGGAGAGGGCGAAGCTCCGATAGTTAGCTTTGATGTGCCCTCGGCGAACCGATGTAGAGCGGTGCTCGCCGATGAGGGTAGCTAGCTTGTGGGTGTCTATTGCTGCCAGCTGGGGGTTAACAGACTCCATCAGCACCTCCCAGCGGGTACGTCCGCCCCAATAGGCGGTATTGCTATGTGGAGAGTGGTTGTACTCGTAGATCAAGCCCTCATAAAAGGCTACTGCATCCTCGTAAGCCCACACCTTAGCCTTGAAGCGGTCGTTGTGCTCATCGAAGCTCTTCTCCTCGTTCGTCTGGTTGGCATCCAGGCGGGCGTAGTGTCGTCCCGTATTCGGGATGTACTCCTTCTCCGTCTGGTACTTAAAGAGGCGGTTCATGTGCTCTGCACCCTTCGCCTGAGAGTTACCAGGTGCGAGGAAGTAGGGCTCGGGGAAGAGCGCCCCTGGACGCATGATCGACTCCTTGAAGTCCGATACCAGGTGTTGCTCTACCTCCGCCTCATAAGGGCAGGGGAGGTTGTTCGCAAGGAGCGTCCTGAAGGTCGAGCGGAGGCATCCGATGAAGATGTCGTGGCGCT